CAAAGTGTATTTCAAGTGAGTCCACGTCCTCTAGAAGGACAGAGGTCTGGTAGAGCAACACGTCCTGGCTAGCGTATGATAAGAGAAGGTCTTCGTCAGGCTGGTACCGCAAAGAGACTGGAAGAAGGAGAACAGAGGAAACGCCCCCAGCAACGGCCATGTTTTCCTCGGGGAGCAAGGAGAGGGAAACTTGCGCATGGGAGAGGTTAACGTGACAACCGGAAACGTAGCCGTCCGCTGTCGGGTCCAGGAAAGAGTTTTCCCTCAAGTCAACGGAACTCCCGCTCTGAACCATAACTGGAAAAGCGTAAAGCCTTATGGTCATAAAACACCTTAGCCACCACATCTTCGGAAAAGCTTGGAGAAACCACAGAGAAATCCCGTTCCGATGTGAGGAGAATCTTTGCTACCTTGTCGCTAGCATGCTGGCTAGAAAAACGAGTGGCATCAGACTCCTGGATAAGTAGAACCTTGGCTATCCTATCCGCCCCAACTAATGGGGAAATGGAGGCTATAGTGGTTACCCGATAAGCCCGGCGAGCCCTCTCCAGGAGAACGTAGGGGGCGGCCTCCTTAAGTTCCTGGCTATCCATCTGGCTACCCTCAACTTCTATATAGACCAAAGAGTTGACCGGGGTTGCGTATATAAGCTCTAAACCAAACTCACGATAGGCATAATCCACAATCTTCAGGCCACCACGTGCGTTGACGGGGAGAGTGGAAACTATTCCTGTTTCCTCGGCATCGGGAACAGAAACGTAGGAAAGGTTGCTGTCGTTTGAGGGGAGGTAGAGGAGGTAGACCTTACCATCATGAAAGGCTCGGTTTAGGAAGTATTCAGGGACGAGAAACGGCTCTTTGGCACCGGAAAGCTCCATCACTTCCGTCCCAGACGGGTCAAAAACGGAAATCTTTGTCCCTCCTGGAAGTCTGTAGCGCACCGCTAGGTACAGCTCTCCCTCGTTGTCAAAGGCAAAAGAGGCCCAGTCAATGTCGTTAGGCTCGGGAACGTACAAGGTAATCATGTTGGAAAGGGTTATGGAGGAGGGGATATCTTGGCGGACCGCCCAGTTGTAGGGAAGCTGGTTATGTCGGACCTGGTAAAAGTGAAAGGCGTTTGTGGCCGGGTCCATGACCATAACCCATAGGTACCCATAGGCTTCTTCCGGGTGAACACTCTTTTGCCTGTGGTACTTCGGGCCTAAGGATATTTGGAATATGGGCCGAAGTAGGCCCTGAGAAACCTCTTTGACCGTGGTTGTAATCATGTATAAATGATACCAAAAGGGAGCCGGGATTATCCGGCTCCTCAGAAAGAAGGTCAGGGATTACTTCGTCTCTTCCCCTATCACACCCTCAAACCTCAAGAAGGCGGGATGCTCGGTCAGCTTGCGTATCTTGGAGGGGATATAGGGAAACACAAGGCCAGTCATGCCGTACTTGACCTCTTCTGAAGGTATCTCTCCCACAAGCTGAACCGTGTACTTCTGGTAGGTGGGAACGGAGTTGGTGGAAACCTTGAAGACCGGGGTCTTGACCTCTGCAATCCCGTGGAGGACGGACCACTCAATGTTCCAACGGAGGATTTCGTCAGCATACTCCAGAGCCCCGTAGTAAAGGCCCTCCTCCTTAGCCACCTCCCGGATGCCCTCGGCCACCTTGACCGAGGCCTTGCAGGTGAGGCTGTGAGGAATGTGGCTCACGAGACGAATACCGATATAGCGCAACACAGGCAGAGACTCGGGAACGGGCTTGAGCCGCATGAAGCGGTCCTTGGGCTCATAGACCTCAAAGCGCTCGGGGGACTCCTCGTAAGAGGCTTCCCCGGCCTGCCAGATGGGGTCTATGTAGCCTGACTTCCACACCACGTTGAAAGCATCGGTGCAACAGGAGGGGTACCCGAGGAGTTCACCCATGGCCTTGTGGTCCCCGGTGTCGGTAGCGATGGCGAACTCCAGAGCGTCCGAGGGCTTTCCAACAACCCCGTAATAAGTCCAAGGACGACCCGGCTCCACAGGGGGATGGTAGTGGGCAAATCCTTGGTAGGAACCAACCCTGTGGAGGGGGAGGAAGGTAAGCCCCTTCTTGGCTAGCTCCTTCATGCCATCCACCAAGTTTTCTGGAGTAAAGTGGGTGGTAAACACCCGGCGAACCCCATGGAACACAGTCAGGGTTTCCAGGCGGTGGAAGGCGGCTGAAGCGGCATCAATCTTGGGTTTCCAGTAGTCCCTCGCCTCCTCCGTGACCCACAGGATGCGAGCAAAGGGGTAGGGGTTCAGGCGGGGGTTCAGAACCATATGGGAAATCCTTCCGCCTGGGATGTCGGGCCGTATGTAGACACTTTCCTCCTGATGGGTATTAGGGATAACTTCGTTAGTGCTTTCGGTAATGGACTTAGCCTCCATATCAACTCCTCCTCTCAGGACTGGGAGAGGGCCTGGTCTTCGTGGTCCCCGTGGTCGGTGTAGTCCCCGTGTTCTTGGTCCCATTGGAAAGAGGCAGGATAGGTTCCTTGGTCCATGTGCTGGCCCTTATCGGTGTAGTCCCAGTGGTCCCCGTGTTCGGGGTCAGCCGCAGGGCCAACAGCCAAGGAGGGGGCGGCACCTTGGGCTTGGGTCTGTCCAGTCCTCTGGGCCACGATACGAAGCGCCTGACCGACAGAGAGGTTCTGGCCCTTCTTCCAACCCTCCAAAATGACCTGCTCCACCAGAGGACGAAGGGGAGATAGCGTGAGAGGGACAATGCCTTCCCTGAGCACCCTAGACTCCATGACCTCAAAGAGGTGCTTCCAGAGACCGCAGTCTGAAGACTTATTTCTCCAATCCCCGTCTATCGCCGTGCCGGGGCATTGTCCCTTGCAGTAGATAAAGAAGCGACAACCCTCACAGCCGCCATAAGCTTGGGGAGTGTAGTAAAGGGAGTAGTACCGCTCAAACCCCTCCTCGTCGGCCTTGAAAAAGTCAATACCCTCCTTGTTTGTACGGCCACAGTTGGACCTTTGACCATTGCCCTCCACCCCACGCACGGCTCGGGTGGTGTAAGGGTCACAGGCCCTCCAGGTGCAGGTGGCCCTGCCATCATCAACTTCTTTCAGCATTCGGTAAATGTCGTCAAATACGTCTACCTCTAGAGTAGGAACCTCGTCCTTTAGCCTCATCAGGTAGTCAAAGGCGAAAATGTTTTCCTCTGTGGTCAATGCGAGCTTCTTTTTAGTCAAGTCCCCATCAAGCTCCAGGTTGTGGAGCCTTATGGCCTTGACCCCCCAAGAGTGGATTTCTTTTATCCACTCTATAAGACGCTCCAGCCTTTCAACGCTTCCAGCGTTGAGGCGGTGGAGGGTAATGATGACCGAGGCGGATATACCTTCCTGTAAAACCCGCCGCAGGTTTTGGATGGACCTCTTGGTAGCTTCTCTAGTCTTTTCCAAGGAGCCAGCCCAGCGTGCATCGTTTAGCTCATCGGGGCCGTCTATGGAGAAGCCCACATGGACTCGGTATCTCCTGAAGAGAGCGATGTGGTCATCGTCAATGAGGGAGCCGTTTGTCTGGATGCCGTTATGACCAAACTTCTCCAGGCCAAACGCCCAAAGCTCCTCTAAGTCCTTTTTGGGAACCAGAAGAGCCTCCCCGCCAAAGAGGGCAAAGGGTCCACCTTCTGCGAGGAGGGCCTTTTTCATTTTTTCCATGTCGTAGGGAGGCCCAAAGTTCCCCGCATCCCGCATCGGGTTTTGGTAGCAGTAAATGCACGAGAGGTTGCAACGAACCCCTAAAGGACGGACTTCTATACTCACCTACAGTCCTCAAAACCTAGAGGAAGGTGACGACTCCTCAGACTGGAAGTCCAAGGCTTCTCGGTTCGTGTGGTATCACACTCCCCGAAGGCTCCGTCCGAGCCCCAAGAGCATTGAGTTTAATCGGCAAGCGAGTCTCGCACTAAAGCTCTGCCGACAAATGGAGTATAGCACATGTAGGACATGGCTGTCAACTAGGAAAGGCCCAAAGACTTTATAGGAACAAAAGCAGGGTCGTCCTCTGGAACGTGGAAAACCTTTCTAGGCTTCTTGGAAATGTGGACCAGGGAGCGGAAGATTTCCAAAACCACCCTCTCACCAACGTCCACGGTGAAAAGGTAGAGCTTCCGCCCGGAGGAGGTTCCCTGTTGGGGAGGTGGTTGGTAGGAAAGAAGATGGATGCGCCTCCTCCTCCCACGGTCCAGGCAGATTACTATTTCATTCTCTTCGGCATAGACATAGCTAGAACATGGGAAGGAGGTCGTGACTATAGCGACCAAGAGGGAAAGATACAACTTTTCCTTCAAAGGGAGCTTTCTTATTGGAACTGGCTTCACTTGGCTATTTTGTTCCTATCTATATCCCCTCCTTTACCCAGAAGCCGGGAGCGTTTGTATTGGAGGTGGGTGGACCACAGGTTGATGGCCCCCTCAAGGTTTGAAGTGTATTTCAAATACCTCTGAACCACCTGAAGGGCTTCCTCGTCAGAGAGGTAGCCCCTAAGCGACCTACCTCGCTTCCTAGGCAGATTCTCTTGGGAAACCGGGCATTGGTTCTCTTGGATGAGGGAAAGGACTTCTTCCCACCTCATGGAGAGGACACCCGTCCTCTTTTGCCTTTCTTCCTGAAACCTGGTGCTCAAACGAAGCCTCTTTATCATTCCTTTTACCGAATCTATCTTCCTTCCCAGGAAGTTAGCTATTTCTGAGTAGGTATACCCAGAACGGTAAAGGGAAGCTAGGCGCTTCTTATCTTCCTCTGTCCACCTCCTCATAAAGGGCATCCTCCTGTGCCCAAAAGCAGGTTATGCTAATGGGCACAAGAGAATGCTATTTCAGAAACAAATGTTTGTCAAGAGTCTATGTGGTAAACAGATTTGGTTCCCACACGGGAAACGGATATTTGTGTGTCAAACCTCAGAGCCGGGGAAATGTCGTGGGAAACGTAGAAGATGAAGGAGGCATTGGCCTGTTGCAACATCTCAAACACCTGCTCGTAAGAGGAGGAGTCCAAGAAGCGGAAGGTTTCGTCAAACACCAAGAGGCCAGCGCCGTCCAGAACCGAGAGGAGGTGGAAGAGGAATGTGGTATCTGCAAGCGTTCTCTGGCCGCCGGAAAGAAGGTCAAAAGGCAGCTCAACGTCCTCGGATATGCGGAAGTAGAGCTCCACGGTGGGCTTCACAGAGCCCGTCTTGAACTCTTGGACTGTGGAAACCCTGACTGGGCCGGAAGAAAGCACCTTAGAGATGTTCTCAAGTATTGCGGTGTAAGCTCTGGTGGTGAGAACCTTTCGGAACTTCTCTAAGCTCTCAACCCAAGAACCCCTCTGCTCAAGGAGGGAGGCTATCTCCTCAAGCTTCTTGCGGGCGTCCTTAAGGGACTCAGAAACCCTCTGGTAGTGCTCTAGTAGGGTTTCATTCTTCTTTACGAGGTCGTGAAGCTCGTTGAAGCGGGATATTATCTTGTTCAGGGCCTTTATGGAAGACTCCCGGTTCCTTATGGCCTCCTGGTAACCAGAAATGGCCTCCTCTAGGGACTTTCTGTACCCCTCCAACTCATCAGAGAGGTTTTGCTGTACCTGAAGGGCCTTCTGGTTGTCCAAGATGGACCCGCAGACATAGCACCTGCGGGTGGATTGAGTGGTCAGTAGGCGCTGTTCTGACTTCCCACTTCTGTATCTCGGCCTGGAGTTCGGAAACCATTTCATGTAAAAACTGGTACTCTTGCAGGTCCGAGTCGGAAAGCTTGCTCTCGGCCAGGCTCTTTTCCAGGTCCAATAGGGACTGGAGAGAGGACTCTATGGCCGTCTTCTCTCCCTGCAAACCAGACAGTTCTAGACGCACCCTAGAAATCTCCTCTTTCAAGATTTCCTCCAAATCTCCCACAACCGAGAGGCCAAACACCTGGGAAATCAGGTCCACCCTCTGCTTTGGGGTAAGAGAGGAAATCAGACCGGGACGGAACTGGTCGTAGTAGAAAAGCTCGGGGAAGGTGCGCACAATAGGCAGTCTGTCTTCCAAGCGGGCCTGCTTGTCCCGAAGAGAAGGGGCCTCCAGAGGAACGCCGTCCACAGAAACCTCAAGGTACTGAGAACCACGGAAGCCCCGCTCAATGACAAACTCTTGTCCCATGTATTCCAAGGCAAGGACGGTTCTCATAGACTTGGCCCCGGCCATAACCAGGCTCTTGTCCCCATCTCCGGTGAGGGCAAAGCGGATAGCATGAAGAAGGGAGGATTTGCCGGAGCCGTTGGGACCAGAGAGGAAGACCAGCTTGCCCAAGTCCCGGAAGTCAATGCGCAAGTGTTCTATGGAGCGGAAGTTCTCCACCTCAAGGTAGAGTGGAGTCCAGGACTGTGGGTTGTCGTAGGGAGAGGCGGTGGCGTGAGACAGCCTGCTCACGGCAAACTCATACGGACCAAGCAGGCCCTCCGCCTCGGCTACGGACCGTATGATATCTAGCGGGTTGCGGTTAGAGTGTTGGACCTGGGAACGGTCTACGAACTTGCCCTTGGTTCTCTTGACCACGAGGGAGTTGGCATCCACCTCCTCCTTAACCCCCGTCATGGAAGAAGATGTTTCTGAAACGAGTTTGAGGAAGTGGAAAAGCCTTTCTCCCCTAACGTACCCAGAGGGAATAAACTCCCAAGAGCCCGTATCTAAGTCAGCAATGACCACTCCAGCAGAACCATCGTTGAAGGTGTGGTATATGGGCGGACCAGGTACGATGACCTTCCCGCCTCCGAGAACCTGGTGGTTGTGGACATCACCGACAAAGATAAACCTGGCCGAAGGGAACAGGGGCAGAGGGTCTATTCCGTCTTCGAACTTGGCGCTCTTTGTAGAGGAGCCTCGCACCTGACCGTGGAGCAGGACAACGTGTGCCCCCAAAGCCTCATCCAGGTTTGGGGAGAACACAGGTTCCCACCCATATCCAAAGACCTTATACCCCCCGAGGTTCACGGAGGAGTTGTGCAAGTAGTAGAGGTTGGAAGACCCAACCTCGTTAAGGAGGGAAACCAAAGAGTTTGAGCGCCCCTCCGAAACCCGGTCCCTGGTGTCAAGGTCATGCTGTCCATGGATGAGCACTACTGGAACCCTGTCCGAAAGGCGCTTGGCTAGCCTGACACCCGTCAGGATGACCTTTGGAGGGTTTACAGGTTTGTGGAAGTAGTCTCCGGCGATGAAAACGGCACCAACCCCGTATTCCTCAATAAGCCTTTCAATCCACTCCCCCAGGCGGTCGTATTGGGCCAAGCGGAACCCCGGAGTGAGGTCGTACATGGACCACGACTCCACGTGGACGTCTGCGGTTACTAGAACCTTCATCCCTACCTCCAATAGGAGGATAAGTCATGCGGCATTGAAAAGTCAAGAGGGGGCTTTGAGCCCCCTCTCTTCAGTAATCCAGACCCCTACATCATGGAAGAGGAAAGGCAATCCCTAGCCTGAGAGCAAGAGCGGCACTTGACGAGGGAGGGGTTGATGTGGCCGAAGCAGATGGGGATGCCATTGGCGTCAAGGTATATGGCATCGGGACCACCAGAACGAGGGTCATCTGGAGCAAACCTCTCCTCTCCCTGGAAATCCGTGTGGACCACAGACACCTCTCGTGTCCGGGGTTGCGCCCCAGCCCTGGTAGGGGACGCAACCCCACGGTTAAAAGGTAAGTTCTCCTCCTCCACAGCCGCCGGGTTGTGGTAAGAGGAAGGTTGCGGCCCAGCAGAAACCCCAGAGATGCGGGAAAGGGCCTTCAGAGCGCTAGTAGGGCCCGCCTTTTCCCCCCTTTCATTCTTCCCGGCCAGGGCTCCAGACATGCCGAGGCGGTAGAACTCTTCGGCTAGACGCTCGGCCTCCTTGTGGTACTCCTCGGATGGGGTCCAGTCTGGAGAAGTGGGAAGCCAAATGTCGTCCAGGTCGGACTCCAAGGCCCAGGAGGGGATCTCGATGGGCGGCAACTTTATGATTTTAGTATGCGTCACGGCGAAGGAGCCGGACTTCCCAGATTTCACGGTGAACACGAACCCA